CTATATAATTTCCCCATCTATGTTTTTTCTATAATTAAAAGCTTCAATTATATGATGTTCCAAAATTTCTTTACTTTCATCTATATCTGCTATTGTTTGTGCTAATTTAATAACTTTACTATATCCCCTCATAGATACACTAGATGTATTATAATAGTGTTTTAAAATATCACTACATCCTTTATTCATCTTACATATATCAAATACATCTTTTCCTTTTATATCTGAATTATATTTATATTTCGTATTTTTAAATCTTTCTTCTTGAATCGCTCTTGCTTTAAGAACTTTTTCTTTCATCACTGTAGAATTATATGAGTCCTCTCTTTTCTCAATATCATCATATTTAAGCCTTGGAACAAAAGTTAAAATATCCATTCTATCTAATAATGCAGTAGAAAATTTTTTAAAATATTTTTTTGCATTATATCTAGAATATAAACCACTTTCCAATACACTCTCATCTTTTTCTTCAATAGGATTAAATGCTCCAACAAGTAAAAAGTTAGCTGGCATAGTATAATTCCCACTAATTCTATCTATATTGATTTGTTTTTCTTCTAACGGCTCTCTTAATGATTCTAAAGCATCTTTCTTGAACTCTAATACCTCATCAAGAAAAAGCACTCCATTATGAGCCAATGTTACTTCTCCAGCTTTAACTTCTTTTCCACCTCCAATTAAAGCATTCTTAGTTGTAGTATGATGCGGAGATCTAAAAGGACGAGTTATTAAAGTACTTTTCTCCATAAGACCAGATGCACTATATATTTTTGCTATTTCTAATAACTCTTTTTTAGACAATGGTGGCAATATTGATACCATTGCTTTAGCAAGCATTGTTTTACCACAACCAGGTTCTCCATATAATAAAATATATGGACACATAATCATGCTTAATATTATCTTGTTATTAAAATATATCCTTAACAATTTCTTTTATTCATTAAATATTGTAAAGTTCTAATATTTTTCCATAAGATTCATTATTTCTTCAAATCCTAAATGTGTATACGTTAATAAATTTAATTCTCCACTTTCTGAAACTCTAATTTCATATAAATAGTTGTTTATAAAATCTTCACGTGTTATTTGTGTAGGTATCTTTTTATAAGCTTCATTTAAAGCTTTTATATATAAATTCATTTTCTCCACTAGCTCTTCTTTTTGCTTATCAGTAGTAGTTAATTTATCTAATTCACTGTCTAATTCTTTCAATTTATTATTTATCTCTTTCTTTTTTATATTAAATACATCCCTAACACTCTCACTATCATCTGCTAATAATATATCTGTAAGTTTTGATAATTTACCCTTATACTTAAAAACTTCTTCTTTTATGTTATTAATTTCATCAGTACAAGCATCCCTATATAATGAAGCTTTTTTTTCTTCTTCCTTTTCTATAAGAATATCTATATACTTTTTAGTTAAATTTTTGTATCCATCTTTTTCTAAATAAGGATTAATCAAGTTTTCTATCTCATATTCTTGTATATTTCTACTATTACATTTCTTTAATCCACTTTGTTTTTTAGTACTACAATTATAAAATACTCTACCTCTATCAGTATTTCTAACATAATACTTTCCACACTTTTCACATTTTATTTTTCCAGCAAATTCTGAACGTCCATGATACTTTCCTGTAGGTCTTCCAACTTTATTTCTATTTTTTTCAATCATGTCTTGGATAATTGTAAATGTTTCTTCATCTATTATTTTATCTACCTTATTAGAATCCTCAACAATCCATTCATTAGTATCATTTAATTTAACAATGTCTTTTCCATACATTCGTGAACTATACCATCTATTTCTTACTACTTTTCCACAGTAAGTTGGATTTTGTAGCATACTATTTATAGTATTAGGTCTCCATTCATTTCCTTTTCTATTTTTGATACCTTTACTGTTTAGTATAGTAGCAATTGCCCTACCACCATTACCTTCTAATCTTAATTTAAATATCAACTTAACAATTTCTGCTTCATCATTTATTATTCTTAAAGAATTTTCTTCCTTATTATATTGGTATCCATATAGCTTGATACTTCTTACTTTTCCATCTTTTGCAGATTGCATATTCCCAAATCTTACTTTAGCACTTCTACTAATACTTTCTTGTTCATTCATACTAAACATAAAATCAATTAACATTTTTTCACTTGGATTTTCTGTGGATTTATTTAAATCTTCAAAGTATACATAAACTCCTTTATCTCTTAATCTGCTTATTATTCTATTCACTTCGGTATTTCTTGCAAACCTTGAACTATCTTTTACATATATTAATGTAAATTTAGGTTTTATATCTGCATCTGCTACATAATCAATACTAATAAATTGTTTTCTGATTTCAGTTTCTCTAGCTTTTACCTCCTTTTTTATAATTCCACAATCTTCAAGCATTTTATTAAATTGTTCTCTTTTAGAAAAATCTGTTCCACTTAACCCTCTGTCAGCATAAACCTCAACTAAATCATAACCGTTATCCTTACTTAGTTTTTCCTTAAAATACTTTTGTTGTGCCTCAAAACTTTGTTCTTGCTCATCTTTATTTGTAGATACCCTACAATAACACGATACTTTTATTAATTCTTTTTTCACAATATACTCCCACTTTCTTTAATGGGCGTAACTTAATATATATTAATTAAATTATACCCAGTTTATTTTTTATTAACAAATAAAAATAAGACAATAAAGATTTCTCTCCATTGCCTTAAAATTTATATGTATTTTATTTTTCTATTCTAATTTCTATGCAATTGCTGTTACACTAACAGTAATATGACCTCCATAAGTGTCTCCACATAAATCATCATATTTTTTCCAAGTCGATAAACCTTGTATTCTGATTTGTTTACAATCTCGTGTTGGATAACAATAAGCTCCACTCCAGTAAGGAATATAACTTCCTTTCTTCCAAATTTTTTGGATACTTACGCTTACAGCAATATCTTCTTTATCTAATTCCCAAAATTCTTTGGGTAAATCAACATACTTGTCCTCATAATCATCACTACTACAACTAATATCAATGTCATCTTTAGTAAAAGTTAAATAGTGATATGGTTTTCCAGTAGTAGAACTTTTACTAGATACGTGTAATAATCCTTTGCTTCCCATTCTTGTATATCCACCATTAGAATCCTCAGCAATAATTCCATGCCTATCTATTTGTACTTTATCAGATGTACTTCCACTAAAAGCAACTTTAAAAGCATCAGTATCTAATTCCCAAGAACCACTTTTGTCACCTTTTTGAACAACTGCACTTATCTTATCATCTACTAACTCTATTTCAGAACTTAAACCTTCTTTTACATTATCAACTCTTTCGTTAATTCTATTTGAAGTCTGAGTTATAGTAGAATTTACTTCTGTTATTTTATTTTCCACACTACTATTTATACTTTTTTCAGTCATTTCAATCTTACTATTTAAAGTCTTACTAGCATTGCTAACTTCTAATTTAATTTTCTGTTCAGTAAGTTCAATTTTCTTTCTTAAATTTGAATTAATTTCATTTTGCATATCCAAATAATTACTTACAAATTGACCTAGTTCTATTTCATCATATTTTTCAGTTAGACAATCAAACGTAAAACTTATACATCTAGCTTTTACATCAATATCTAGCATTCGATGTTTACAAGTTACTGTATCACCTAAATTAACTTTTAAGAGTTGCTTATATTTTTTATAAGCATTAGTATTAGATAAATCAGCAATATTGATTTTATAATTAACAATTGGTAAATCCACGCAATTATTTAGTAAAACATTACATCTTCGTATCATTTCAGCTTCTGCTTCTTTTCTAGTTGTAAAACCTTCCTCATCTTCTGGATTTTCTTTAATTTTTATGTCATCAAATTTAACTATTGTTTCTTTTATATTTGAGTATTTATTTATGTATTTACTATCAACCCAAGGATTATTACCTGTTAATCTAGTTCCATCCTCCATCTCTGGTATTAATCTAGTGTGAACTTCTTCTATATTAATATCTTCTTCGATTGATTCTAAGTTAAATCCAAATAAAGCCTGTATTCCATTATCAGTGCCAATTTTATTATTAATCGTTATATTAAAATTATCTAATAATATTTCTCCACCATATTCTTTTATAAAACTTTGTTCATTTCCACATATGGAATTTATTATATTCTTTCCATCTAAATCAAGAATTACATTATTAGTAGTTATATTAGAACGACTTTTGAAATCTGTATCTTTTAAGATCATATCTAAACAAGCTTGTCCATCAACTAAAGTCGGTCTAACTCCTAATAATACTTTATCCACTAAGTCAAAGAATATATGTCGAGCATATACAGTAATACTTTCATCATTTTTCACATGATTATAAATTCTATATAATTGTTTTTTAGATGTTGGAGTTGGAACTGTTATTACATTATCATAAAGTAAATATTGCCATCTTCCCTGTTTATCAAATGGATGTACCATTTCTATATAGTTTTCTCCATTAAGAACTTGCTTTAATATACAGCTAATAGGTGTCAATGTAATATCACCATTATTTTCATAATTTTTATTTTCATGTTTATATAAATCAATCATTATTTATCATCTCCCTCCTATTAAAAATTTAAATTTGAACACAATAAAAGGATAGTATTTTAACTACCCTATAATCTAATCGCATTTGTTTTCCATAAAATCTGAAACCCTCGTGTCCAACTATATTTATTTATACCAGTTTTATAATATAAATCTTCGTAATATCCTTTCATTTTATTATTTATACAATTATTATTTTTGTCATAACATAACCCCAATTCACAATCAATATAAGCCTTTTCATTAACTTCTATAGACACTTTATTTTCATTACAAACAATTTCACATAATCCGTTTCCTGTTATTTCAAACACTGGTTTAGATGATAAATATGCAGGATTTCTTATTTCAATATTATTTCTTAAAAGTCTAAAGTTAATTCCATCATCACTAAATTTAAAAGGATTGCAAGTAAATGTAATAGTAAAATGACACATATTTTTTAACGGTCTTTCCATATTGGTTATTTCTGCCTTTTGTACTTTATAAAAATATCCAAAAGTATCTGTAAATTTCAATTTATTATCCCTTATATCTGCAATCCAATTCGTTATCCATTCAATTTGCTTTACCCATTCATTCTCCCAATCCCAATTCTTTTTACTTTTTTTAAAGTTACAATCTACATTTATTTCAATATTTTCATATGTACCCAAATCCTCATATTCAATTCCATCTTTTCCATTAACCTCATATGTTTTATATCTTTTTTTAGGAATTGGAGGAATATATCTTTTTACAATACTAAAATTCATATATTCAGTATTTTCTTTGTTAAAATAAAAATTAAAAATTCTCCTAGACATAAATTATATTCCCTCCTCTACTCATATCTTTATTTTTCTTATTCTTAGTAATATTTTTTGTAACTTTTGTAGTTAATACATTAGCCAATTCTTTACTATCCATATTCAAATCAGTTTTTACTATTATATAAATAGGTTGTTTTTCTTCTTTATTAGTATTATAAGATTTATCAATATTCTTTAATGCTTCTGTATTAGCAACATCGACTGTTCCTTGTAAAGTTCTACTTACATCAGCATTAACGTTTGGCATCTCAGTTTCAAATCCAACACCAATGCCCATTGCTAACATTTTGCCTATTTCATCTCTAAAAATATGTGAAGGTGAATGAATCTCAAATTTATCTTTAACACCCTTGGTAAATGAATCGCAAAGTCCACCTATCCATCCAGTCATACTATCCCAAGCATTTTTAATACCATTCTTTATTCCAAGAACAATATTTTTCCCTATTTCAGTCATTTTAGATGGTAAATTTTTAAATGTATCTACAATTTCGTTGCACACATTTGTCATCCCTGTTTTAGCTTCATTTAACATATTAGTTCCCCAAGTTGTAACTTTAGTAACACATTCAACTAACCATGTCCATATTTTATTTGGTAATTCAGAAAACCATTGACCTACATTATTAATCCAAATTGGTACATTAGTTGTTAAATAATTCAATACATTAGTTCCCCATTCACCTATTTTAGTAAATGCTCCTAGTAGCCAAGTCCATATTCTTGATGGCAATTCACTAAACCAAGTACCAATATCATTTATCCATTTAGGAATATTGGTAGATAAATAAGTGTAAGTATCCACTCCCCAACGCATAATACTACCAATTATATTACCTAACAATTCTGCTAATTTATTTGGTAATGTTCCAAACCATTGTGCTAAATTACTAAAGAAATTTGGTATTGAAGTTGTAAAAAATTCTACTATGCTATTCCAACCATTTATAAAAAATTGTTTTATATTATCTAGTAATTGTACTGCTTTTTCTGGTAAATTTTTAAACCATTCAACTACACCACTTAAAGCATTAGGAATATTGAGTATCAAATTTTTGAGGTACTCTAATGTGTTATTTACACCATTTCTGAACCACTCACATTTGTTATATAATAATACAATTGCACTAATTACTGTTGTTATTATTGCAATAACTGGATGTGCTTTTAAAACAGTAAATAAACCCATAATAACTGTTTTTAATTTAGTTATTAATCCAGTAGTGCTTGTAAGCTTAGTAGTTATATTTAATCCTTTTAAAAAAGTAAAACCTTTAGCTAATACACTTAATCCAGCACTAACTTTAGATATTATCATTAATAAGGCTGTTGCACCGATTATAATTCCACCAATACTAGCAATTAATTTCATTTGTCCTTCGCTCAAATTAGACATCCAATCAGCTATTGATTTAAATCCTTTAGAAACAGCTGATATAACTGGACTTAGTGCATTCCCCATTTGTATTGCACTAAGTTTCATTTCATTTATAGATTTTTTAAAATTATTAGCAGTAGTATTGTTCATTTTTTCAAATGCTTTATCAGTTGCTCCTGCACTATCGCTCATTTTACCTAATACATCATTAAATGCATTTCCACCATCTGTAGCAATTATCATAGCTGCCTTACCAGCTTCAGCACTTCCAAATACATCTAATAATGATTTACCACTTTTTTTAGCACCTTCATCCATTATTGCAAGAATATCACCTAATGATTTACCTTCATTAATTAATTCTTGAAATGATTTACCACTCATTTCTAATAAAGCTTTACTTGCTGTTGTACCATTTTTGCCCAATTCGTTAAACATACTCGCCATGTAAGTTGTAGTTTCAGCTGTAGCTATACCTTTGCTTGTCATTAATGCATAACCTGTACATAATTGATCTAAATTTACGCCTACAGCTTTTGCTGTTGGAATAATCTTACCCATGCTTGAAGATAATTCCGCAACTGTGGTTTTACCAATATTTTGAGTAGATACTAATTTATCCGATACTTTAGTTACTTCTTTCGCTTGCATTCCATATGAATTTAATATTGTTGTAAGTACATCTAAAGTTTGACTACTTTCAGCAAATCCAGCCTTTGCTAATTTAGTTGAATTAGTAACAAAATTAACTGCATCTCCTGTTTTCTGACCAGCTGAAATAGCATTATAGACATCATCAGCAATTGCTTCTGCACTTATTCCAGTTTGTCGTGATAAATCCATAATAGCTTTTTTCATGTCATCATATGATACTTCTGTTTCATCCATTATTGTGCTTGTTTTAGCAAATGCTTCTTCAAAATCAATACTGGCTTTTCCACTTGCTATTCCAAGTGCTGTTATTCCTGCTGCTGCTGGTTTTAATTTATTTGCTACTTTACCAGTTCCCTCACTTATTTTATCCATTTTTCCAGCAAATTCATCTATTTTAGTATTGCTTAATTTTTTATTTATATCATCTAGTGCTTTTTCATTTTCTAATAAACTAGCTTTAGTACCATTCATCTTAATTACTGCATTTTCTAATTTTCTGTTGTTAGAATCTATAGCTTTATCATTTTGTGCATATTTAGTTTTTAGTCCATCCAATTCAGCTTTCAGCTTCTTAGATTCCTCTGAATTTTTACCAGTAGCACTAACACTTTCTTTATATTTCTTATTAGTCTCTCCAATCTTGGTAGCTAATTCAGTTTGCTTAACTTTTTGTTTTTCAATGTTTTGTGTTAATGTTTTTGTTTGATTATCCTGATTTTTTAACATATCATTTTGAATTTTAACTTTATTAGTTAATTCAGCTTGTTTAGCTTTTAACTGATCTGTAATATTACCGAACAGTTTTGCTTGAGTTGATGCCAGTGTAAATTCACTTTTAACTGATTTCATTTGTGTCGTCATATCTCTCATAGCTTTATTAAACTCTGAATTACTAGCACCTACTTTAAGAGTTGCACCTGTTCCCAGTATATTCACCCCTTTCGCTTAAATTTCTACAAAAAAATAAGCAAAAGAGTTTTATTTTCTCTTTCACTTATTAATCATCATCATTTTTATTTTCTAAATCATATCTAATATTAAATACAATATAATCTAACATTTCACTTAAATTACATTCAATACACTCTTTATAACTCATTTTCAAATTATTAATTGCGTATTTAATAGTACAATTTAGAGTATTTTTATACACTTCATATATGTTTTTATTTTCTTCTTCATCTTCATACCCATTTTCTTTATCATAATCATCGAAAATAGACTTTTCTTTTTCTACCGGTTCATTTCCACCAGCTTTATTAATTTCAATAAATTTATCATTAATCATTTCATTAATATATAAATTTATTTGTACATAGCAATAATATAAATCATATATACTTACTTTATCTAATTTTCTAGCTGTAATATCAAAAAATAGTACTATTACCTTATAAATTTTATCAACTATATCATCACATTCATTATTTATAATAGTTAAATATCTACTATATAAACTTGCATTTATTTCTTCAATTTCGTGACAAGTAAAAATTATTTTTTCTCCTACTTGCCTTTTGTAAAAGCCTTCTGTGCCTTCTCTATCTTACTATTTAATTTGCTTTGTATTTCTATTTGCACTTGCATGAAATTGAATATAATGTCCGCTACTTCCATATCTTCGTTTACTTCATCTTCAGTAAATTGTTCATCATAAAGTTTTACAATAGTTTCTACCATTAAATCCAAATCATTATCATTAAATTCAGCATTGGTCTCAGCCTTAACCTTTATCTTTTCATAAGCTTCATTAAAAATTGTATTCTTTTTTCTATTTATTTTATCTACTTTATACTCTTTCCCATTTAATATTAATTTCATATTATTATCATCCTCTCATATTTAAGGGGAACTTAATCCCCTATTTATTAATTATTTGCTTACTGGTGTTGGTTTTTGGTTTGGCACTTGACTAAACCATTTTTGAATTATGCCCTTAGCATCTGTATCACTAGAGTCTACAAGTTCATCTTCAAATATCCTCATTCTATAATCTCCATCTATTTGTCTACCATAAAAAGTTCCTTTTATAGATTTAGTTTGAGTTTTAATTTTATCAGCAGAAGTTTCATGCTCATCGTCATCCTCTTCACCAAATTTACCGCAGTATAGACACTGAAACTCATACTTGCCATTTGCTCTCTTATCTCTAAACATTAAAGCTACTTCACTACCTTCATCATCAATATTATCTACTAATACTCCATTTGTTAAAGTTGCACCATTCAGTAATGCTATCATTTCAGCAGTTAAATGATCTCCCTCTAATTCTACTTCACAAGAATCGAATTGATTTATAGAATCCTCCATCTCGCTATCGCTATATAATTTTTCATTAGATTTTTTAACCTTAATCTTTGCCTTTATTGCTCTACACAGTTTTTTTGGTGCTTCGCAAATATATGTATTTTCGTCATTCCTTGTTACTTTAGCTACATATAAATCTCTTAATCCTAAATTTCGCTTTGTTCCCATTAAAAATCATTCCTTTCTTTGTTTAAAAATTTGTATAAAAAAATAGACTTAATCATCTGCATCAGCTAAATAATTAAATCTATCGCTAAAATGAAATAATCCAGTATCAGTTTCAAAATCTCGATTACTTTCTATCCATGTAAATTCATTTTCTTTTAGTAATTTTCTTACTTCTTTTTCTGTTTTTCTTACTCCATCAACATCAGTTCCCCAAACATCAATTTGTACAGAATTATTAATATTTTCATAATCACAATCACTAAAACAACGTGGAGACGTATTATAAGTAAAAAATGTAACGTGAGTTTCATTAATATCTTCACGAAACCAGCCTTCATAAACATTATTTATATCTTGCAATATCATATATATTTCATCTTCCAATTTATCTACCTCCCAATTTTTGTTGTAATAATCTTGAATATTCTACTATACCTAATTCATCAAGTTGCTTTTGTGCTTGTTCTCTAGCTTCACCGAAAACTGGACATGGTGGCATTTTACTAGTCCCAAATTCCCTAAAAGTCCAGTAAAAATATTCACCATCTTCATTTTCTTCGCCTATGGTAATATACATAGAACCTTTTTTCTTTTTAATATTTGATTGTGGTATGTTATCAGCAAAGTGTCCACTAGGTCTATATCCCTTTTTACCACTCTTGCCATTGTCTTTAGATTTAGGTATTTTAGGTTTAATATCATTCTTAACTTTTTCTGCTACTTGGGCTATTATTTTTCTATCTACATTTTCCATTTCAGTAGAATCAGCTAAACCTTCCAGTTGCTTTATAATATCATCAAAACCTTTTAATTCAAATTCAATATTCATCCAATCACCTTACTTTATTAAATTGCATTTAAGTAATACATATTTTTTATAATATTTTGCAAAATCAGAATAATAAATTTTATAAACATGACCTTTAAATTCTACTTTATATTCTTTTTTATCTTGTAATTGCTCTAGTAATTTACAATAACGAATTTTAAATATAATAGTATTTTCAAGTTTAATGTTCATAGCTTGATATAATTCAGTTCCATATAGTTGTTGAATTTCACACCAACAACTATAAAACTTAATATCTTCTTTAATAGGTTTTCCATTTACTCTTTTTTCTTCAGTTGTTGTTATATTAATTCTTTCTTGTTTACTCATTTAAATCACCTAAATATTCTTGTAATTTAATACTTAAGTAAATATTATTTGTATCAGAATCTCTATTATCATATAAAGATTTAACTGCTTTAAGTAAAATTAATCTATGTGCTAGATTATTTTCATTATATACAGAAAATCCATCAGTAATATACTTCTTACCAACATCAATAAACAACTTAATTAAATCATCATCTTCGTTATAATCAACATGGATATAATTTTTAATATATTCTAATTCCATAACTATAACCTCCTTATTATAGTAGGGGCAAACGCCCCTTAATTAAGCAGTTACAGTTGTATCAATTGTACCAGCTATGTAACACTTATCAGATTTATCCACTTGAATAACATCAATAAATTCTATAAGCCTAGCTATAGTAGTATTACTCATAAATCCAGCCTCACTAGAAGTTGCAAAACCAATTAAACCATTATAATCTATAAACTTAATTGCTTCTGCTAAATTACCATAATAAATAGGTGCTTTTGTGCCTGTGTTTTGAAGCATAGCATCACTATAAACCATCACCGTATATCCTTTAAATTTCTTTTGTGTTGGATTAGCAATATCATCTGATAAAATAGGTCTACCAGTAGTATCAGCTTCTCCATCTAAGTAATCAAATCCAGTTTGATTAGTAACAATTACAGTACCAAATAACACTGCTGGATCTAAGTCCTTATTTAAAGAACTCTTTAAATCTTTCCATCCTTTTAATGCTTTTACTGTTTTATTTTCTTTTAATTTAGTAATAATCATCTTATTTTCAGTTATAACTGCTTTCTTAGCAAATACTTCTACAACATAAGATATTAAAGCATTATCTGTCATTTTTAATAATGTATTAGATAATTTTATAAATGCTGCCTTTTCTTTTAATGCATAAGATACATTTTTAAACTTAATGTCTTTATCCTCAGTTCCATCTGTTCCATCTGTAAAATCAATAAGCTCACTTACAGTTTCAAAATCTTCAATTGGGAATGAACCTGTTAATGCACCAGCTGGCATATATCCTACAGCATCTCTTAAACTTCTATATTCTCTTATTTTCTTATGAATTAAAGTACTTACATCTATTGGTAATAAATAGCCTTCTCCACTTCCATCTCCACTTTGTGGTGTTTGTACTAATAAAGAATTTTCTGCTTCTGTTAAACCTTTTCCAGTAACCTTTTTAATCATTGCTCTTATACAATTTGCATTTTCTCTAGTCTTATTTTCTACCTTGTTAACCTCTACTTTGTTTGTTACATTTTCCAATGTTTCCACCTCTTCCTTATCTAATTCTTCTTGTAATTTTATTGAATCCTTCATGTTTTTAACTTCTTGCATTTTGTTTTTAGCATCTTCAACCTTATTTTCATTTAATAAAGTTTGTGCCTCATTCTTTAATCCTTCTAATTTGTTTCTCATTTCGTCTATTTTCTTCATGATATAATCATCCTTTCTATTTTTAAATTTATGTTCATTTTTTTGTAATATAAAAAGCTACATATTAAGTAAATCTAACTCAATTTGTAACTTATCTTTTAATTCTTTATTATTTTTTTCTTTGTGTTCATTAGTAGAATTTTTCAATTCTTCTGGAATATTCTTATAGTCTTTATAATTATTGATATTTAATTTTGCAATTGCTTTATTTTCTTCTATAACAGTTACATTAAAATATTTTTCAGCTTCATTAGCTACCAACCATGTTTCTTTATCCATTAAATCTTTTATAGTTTCAATGTCAATACCTTCTTTTAACTTAGATTTATATACATTTTCAATTCCTATTTGTATAGTATCTAAATCATCAGCCATTTTTCTCATTTCAGTTGCATTTCCCCAAACCATATTAGAAGGTTTATGTATCATCAAGTAAGAGTTGCTAGGCATCACTATTTCATCGCCAACCATTGCAATAACACTAGCTATAGAACCAGCTAATCCATCTATATGTACTATTTTCCTACCTTCTGCTCTACTTAACATGTTATACATAGCAAGTCCAGCAAATACAGAACCACCACCACTATTTATATAGATATTTAAATCTTTTCCCTTAGTTTCTGCTAATTTATCCAAAATGTCTTGAGGACAAGTATCTGTATCGCACCATTTTTCCCATTCATCTCCCACTATATCTCCATAAAAATATATATCAGCATTAGTTTCAGTAAAATTTTTAACTTGTAAATAATCTAATTTTTTACTCATTTTTATTATCACCTCCTTCACCATATTGTTTTCCTAAATCTTTAAAAGGAATACTAGCACCATTACCTATAATAAGTACATCAGTACCTTCTATATAAGGTAGATTTTCTTTTTCTCTTACTTCTGCTATAGTCATATAACCAGTGCTGATTCCTGTTTGATAAAATTGGGTTCTACTCGCTAAGTCACTTCTTAAAATAGAATCTACATTAAATTGCCAGTAATAACCTTCTTTATCTTGTTCATCATTTGTAAGTAATTTATAATCCATTTCCTGTTCATAAGTAGTAAGAACATTTTGCAATGTATCACTATAAAATGCTTTATTCTGCTGTTCAATGTTGTTATATGTACTCTTTTCCATATCATTAAGTTGAAAACCTTTTACTCCAAAAGCATTGGCAATATGTCTTGTTGTTAATCCTTGCAACTGAAAAAATTGATTATTAACTAATTTAGTTTCTAGTTGCTCAACTTTAAAATCAGTTGGTATTGGTACAACCTTTCCAGCATTTTTAGCACCACCCATATCAGAAAATTTCTTTTTAATCTTTTGTTGTTTTACTTCATTTAAATCTCCAATGTACTGTACAATAATGGGATCTTGAAGTCCATTTTGATATTTGTCTCTTAAGACTTTGTTTGAATACTGTTCATTCTCAACTACATCTGATAAATATTTCTTAATGCTAGTACCTTTTAATCCGTTCATACTGAAGTTCTTAAAATGTGCTATTTCATCAGATGTATAGATAATTTTCCCTTGTTTTTCATCTTCATAGACATAGTAAACTGCGTCTTTATTGTTTAAAATCCCTGTATTATCTACCATAATCGTTACTTTTCTACTATCTAATAAATATAATGCTTTTATTTGTCCTCGAATGTTAACATCCATAACCCAAAAGGAATCACCATATTCAAGCCTCTGAAATTCTGTAGCCCACATAAAATCATGTGCATTTATAAAAGGATTTGGTCTTTTCTTCAATAATTTATATAAATTATGTTTAGTAGCTTTATTTGAACCTTTTTCAGTTTCTTGCATAAGCTTAATTGGTAATTTTGCAATAGCATTACATCTTATTTGCATACAACTATAATAGGATGTACTTGTTAACTTAGAATTTGAAACTTCTTCAATATTAGTTTTAAAAAACTCTTGTAATTCATTCAATGTTGAATTAGTTCCTATTGTTTCAGTTGTAACTTCATTCCTAAACATGTTTTTAAAAATATTCTTCATTTATACTCACCTCCTCTACCATCCATCACTTTCTAACCACTTATCAGTTTCAATAGTATCTATAAATTCATAATATAAAGCACCTTTAAAAGCACATAGCATTGCATCAATTGGGTCAATTTTCTTTGTTGTAGCATCTTTATCTATTTTTATAAGTCCCCCATTTTCTTTTATTACTGCATTACTCATAGCAAAATTTAGCAATGGATTATTTGTATATATAACATTCTTACAATAAACTTGTTCTCTAAATCCTTGGGTGGCTTCATTTAATGATTTATGACTTTGAAATACTTCTAAAATTGGATATTCACTTTCATTTGATAAATCAATCATCAATTTTGAAGCATTTGCTGGGTCAAACCAAAATGAATCAATATTCCAAGAATTTTCTTTACAAGTTCTTAAAACATAATCCATAACTTGTTGTTGATCTACTATAGGAGTATTAGTAATTGTTACATATTCCAATCTTTCCCATGCATCATATGGAACTTTATCCTTTAATGTTCTTTCCATTAATTTTTGTCTATTAGGAATAAAAGAATGACTAAAACACACGTATTTTTTAACACCCTCATCTAAAATAGGTATAATAAAAGCCACCGAAGTTAAATCAATCTTCGCTGACATATCAAATCCCACAAATACAGTTTTATTTTTTAGTTCATATGGTATCTTTTCTACTTCACAATCCTTCCATTTTTCCATATCCATATATCCATTTTCTTTAGCTTGTACCCATCTATTAAGACACTTAGTAAGAAAAGTCGGTATTTTTTCTGGCATATCTCTAGCAATTTTATAATCACCACTTATTTTTTTACGTCCTTCACCAAAAGTCATACGAATTGGATTAGCTTTATACCAATTTCTTTCATTATCAATATCATCATTTTTATCAATTTCTAAAATATCTACAAAGTAATCATCATTGAATATATCTATACTAGGATTTAAAATATTACTACAATACTTATATTCTTGTGTAAAACATGGAAATGTTAAATCTACCCCAGCAGTAGTTATAATCATTAATAAATTTTCCTTTGTATTTGATCCATACGCTAGGTCATAAAATTCAGTAGTTGCATGTTGATGATACTCATCTAAAACTAAAATAGCTGGGTTAGTACCATCCCCTTTTTTACCATCTTCTTTACATAATGGTTTCAAATAACTACCTGTTTTAATATGAGTTATTCTATCTCTAGTTATTTTAAATTTACTCTTTAAAGGACTTTTAGTTAATAAATTTTGACATTCATCAAATATAACTTTTGATTGTTCTCTCTTAGTACCAGCACAATAAGCTTCATAAATTTCATCATTTTTAGTAGATTGAGTAGAAATTTCATACAAAATCACACCTGCTTCCATTTGTGACTTCGCATTTTTTCTTGCAACTTCAATAAAACTTTTATTAAATCTTTTATATCCTGTATCTTGATGTCTCCAACCATAAATCTGACATAAACAAAACTTTTGCCATATAGTTAAATTTATTGGTTTACCAGCTAATACACCTTTTTTATGTCTTAAATAGCCAAACCATTTTACTATTTGTTCGGCTTCATACTCATTCCATATATATGGAAATGATTCACTTAATACATTTTTACATTGCTCTTTTTTAAAATCATTTAATAATCTTTTACATGCCCATTTATGTTTTTCACAACTTATATAATCCTCATTTTCATCAATTAAAATATCAGTTAAACAACTATTACAGTATTCAATTAATTCTTCTTTAATTGTCACTATATATCACCAAAATCTTCATTTACTTTTTCTTTTGATTGCGTAGTTTTTATAGCACCAATCTTCATTCTACTATCCAATGTTAATCCACACAGACTAGCAAACTTTCTTATTTCTTCAGAATATTTTAATTGTATTTTTATTAATGGATTTTCTATAGTTGTATATGAACCATTTGGCATAACTTTTTGAACTGTTAATGGTTGTCCTTTTAATTCTTTAGTTGCCTGAATATAAAAGCTATATGCGTTACAATATGCCCCTAAATTATTTAAATCTAGGTTTCCTATAACTTCTATATTTCTAAATTCATTTATTATTCTTTTAAATTCCTTTTTAGCAACACTATCTCTTAGCCAAGAAGGTGGTTTCTCTAAATCTTCCCTTCCTACCGTTATAACTTCTTGAATATTTTTTATATCATCTTGTTGCTCTACTGTTAAATTTCCTTTTTGCATTTCTAATAGTTTTCTTGCCCTAGATATAGTTAAACCCTCCCTTCATAGTTAATTCGATAAAATATTTTTTATTTAGAATTTTGTAAAATAGAGACTGGATAACGGACTAATTGCCTCATTCTCCAAACATTTTTCAATACCCCCTTATCAATTTTTCACAATAAAAAAGACTAACCGTCGATTAGTTAATCTATTACAAATATTCTTTCTTAAATTTTTCTATTAATCCAAATAACTCTTCTTGCATTAATCTTTTATCTATTGAACTTTTATTATACATATCATGGACTTTTCTATGACAACTACTACATAAGCATATGAGGTTATCTTTATCTAATCTTTTATTCCAATTATCTTTTATAGTTTCGATGTGATGTACATAATCCACATTACTAATGCTATTATTCATTAAACATCCTATACACACACTATTATCTTTAGTCTTTATAGTATCTCTAATTGTTATCCAGTCTTTACTGCTATAAAATGATTGTTCTTTATTATCGTTCCGATTCTTTTTGTAATCTTTATAATAGTTTTTCTTAGCTTTAATAATACATTCACATTGTTTATCAGCTTCTACTCGTTTACCACATTTGTTACATTGTTTATATATCATACTTATTCCTCCTAATTATTTTATTGCATAAGAAAAGAACCCTAAAAATAGAGTTCTTTAGATACACCATCATTTTTTCATTCACTTTATTTTAAATTATCATATAGTTTATTAGCTATATTAATTACAACATCACTATATTCTTTTGGAAATTCCCATGTCCTAATATCTTTATCGAAAACTATACTATTTTCATCTTTCTTTCTAATTTTTATAAAGCATTTTCTTGAACCACCAATGTAAGCTCCTCCAGTAATAATACATCCCTTATTTTTATAGTTGCTTACATATTCCATTGATATCTCATCAATTATTTTAGAATATTTATTCATAAATTCATTAACTTCCATAAATCTCACTCCTCCATATGATTAATTATATAAAATTATCTATAGTATTACAAATATGTATTTTATTTCTTATGTAATTCCTGCCATAGTTTTATTAATTCTTCAGCAGTCTCCTTATCCATTTACTTCCCCACCTTCTTTATCTTTTACAAGTCCAATTAATAACTGATGTACATTTTCCATCTTAATTTCGTTATTTTCTAATTTTTCTGCTATCTGTTCTAAAAAATCATTATTATTAAACTTAAAGTTTAAACTAAAATACAAATCTTTCTTCTTACCTTTTATAGTGCATTGTAATTCCTTTTTCTTTTCCATATTTATATCTCCTTTTATTTTAAATAAGAATCACCCAGTTTATTAACCTAGGTGATTCTCTGCTCCCTTCCCAATAACTATATATGTTCCTGTATCTATGATATAACTAATTAGTTCTATATCATTCACATCACAAACTATAGAATCTTCATATCCATCCACTTTATATACTAATTCTCCAAAATCATTCTCAAAAATTAAACCTCTTGGAGTTACTAATTTAATTTTCTCATCTTTAAAATCAAGCATAGTAGAACTTACTTCATTATAATTTTCTGTTTGTATATTAAATTTAATTTTTCTATTTACACTATTAACAATTTCTTCTTTAATATTATCCAATAGATTTATCATCTCTTTTCTATCAAGACCTTTGTTCTCTAATATATTCTTTATTTCATTTACATTATTTCTATCCATTTTTATCTCTCCTTTAATTTTTAATATAATAAAAACACCTAGACTGTAGTTAATCCAAGTGTTCATTTAATTCATTTCTGCTAATAAAAATTTATTTGTTAACACCAGTACACCACCTTTTAAATAAAATAATAAAAGGAGATTCACTAAAATATCTGAAAGAAGGAGAATATTTAGGTGATGTACTCATATTAACAAATAAAAAGCGTTAATTATCGTGCAAGGTTAGTTCTGCCCTAACATCAAGTAAGCGAAATTTCTATTAAATATGTGAATAAATACCTAACATTTAGAATCTGACAAATAGATTCTAAAAAAGCCACCTAGTAAAAACCAAATGACCTCTAACAATCTATTTTATCAATTAATCTTTTCTATAATGTTTCCATCAGAATCAGAAATTAAAATTACTGTATTTTTGCATTTATTATTATCAATTGCACTACATACATATTTGTTTAATCCTAAATATTTTCCCATGTTTTTAAAAGCATCTAATTTCTCATTATCTTCTTCAATAAAAATCGCATCTAGTCTTAATTCATCTTCAATTTTTCTTTTTGTCATAATTTCTCCTCTTTTCTACTTTAATTATTTTTTATTTCAAAACAACAAGCGAAAGGTGGTGGTAACCCCTGTAGCTTTAAACTCTAACAATTATGTATTTATAACCTTTTGCATCTCTTAAATGGCTATAGCTAAATCCAATCTTTAATTCTTTTAATAATTTAACTAAATTAACTTTTCTTTTATTTAAATCTACTATCATTTCTATCAAATCTAATTGCATGTTATAATCCAATTTATTTCCATTCTCTCTACAGTAACACTTAATTTTATCTTTAGTTGCTTTATCATCTTCTTTTATGTTTTTGAATTCATTTTCTAAATCTAACTTAGTTAAATCAACAATGTTTTTCATATATACATACTATCTCCTTTCTTTAAATTCCACGTTTCTATTTTGAGCATAAAAATGAACCTAATACATAGCTTGTACTAAGTTCATTATTTATATATGTAATTATTAATTTTCTTTTAAATTGCTATTTTTATCTAATATAGTAGCTATTTCTTTTAACGATTTGTTTATTTCATTATTATAATTTTTAGACATAAGTACACCTAGATATCCACTTAATATTATTGTATTTTTATCTTTATACTGTTTATCTCCATCATTATAAGTAATATCTATTATTATTTTCTCTTCAGATAATTCTTCTAATTGTAAATGTGATCCAATTAAAAGAGTCCATTTTTGATCAACTCCTATTACAATATTTTCAGAAATAAACTTCATTATTTGTTTTCTATCTCGCGCATTTAATAAATTTAAAAATTCTTCATTTATTTTTATTTCTACATTTTCAGCAACTTTGTTTCCATTATTAGATATAACCAAACATGCTATACCACCATTTACTATTTCAAATACGGCATTAACATATGGTCTATTGCTTTCCGCAAATTGTCTTTGTGACTCTGCGATTTGCTCCCTAGTAGCTTTCGCAGATTTATAATTAAAGATACAAATAAAAAATGTTATAACTACATTAATGCAAGTTAATATATACATTGGTAATTCTTTCATTAAATCATCTCCTTGATATTATTGTAGCATAATTCCCCATATTACCATTAACGTTCTTTTACCTTTTTGAATTTTTAATGAATTATTTCACTGAGTATCTGTACGTCACATTCGTTCCTACATCTACACTGTTCAAAAAATTCATTTTTCATTCGCAAAAAGGTAAGCCACTAGGGCAAACCAAAAACGAATGAATAGTTTTTTATTTATTGTACTTTAACTTAATATTTATTATGGGTTACTTTCTCTAATAATAATTATATTAGGAAAGGTAACCCATAGTAATACTATATAACATATTGACCTCTTTTTTCTCCTTTATGTTCATCAAACCATTTATTTAATTCTGGATTTTTCTTTACTGCATTCTTTACTGCATTTCTATCACATCCGCTCCCTGCAATAATATCTGCCATTTTTATAATAGTACCATTTGTAATTTTATTAAGATAAGTTTTGATTTTTTGTGGATTAGTCATATCTTTTCCTTCATTTGGTTTTCTACTCATTGTTTTTGCTTCTTCAAATTCCGTTGGGCTAAATGTATAATATTCTGCACCTATATTACTTGCAACTCTTCTTACTACATCTTCATATAATAAACTTGTGATTATCCAAATTGTACATTTATCTGTATTAGTAAAATGTCTACATTTTATTCTCATAACATTTTGAACTGTATCAACAATGCATTTACTTCTAAATATTCCTCTCATTTTTAGGTCAGTAAATTGTCCCTTTTCACTATTTAATAATGTATTTATTTCTTCTTGTATATCTGCATCAACAGAATTGTTAAATTTATTTGCCATATCATACAATACTATATATGTTTCTAAATATGCTATATCACTAAATCTATTAAATCCTATATGTACCATCTCTTTAAGTGATTCATATTCGTTTTTACCTTTTATATTTCCAAAATACTCTATGTTTTCTGTATCCAGATTATTATTAAATCTATTATAGATCATTCCATTTGTTCCTCTATTGCAAGCTACTAGTAAATTTTCACTAAATGATTTATTAATCCATCCACATATAACATCTGTATTAGAATATTCTCCTGTTTCTTTAAGTTTCTTTTGACTTGTAGAAAATGGTATCATATTAACTCTTATATCTTTATCAGCTTTTTCATCATCTATATTCATATATTTTAATGCTTTTTTCTCTAATAAATAATCAATATCAAATTTGCTTGTTGCATCTAATATATAATATTTACATTTATCAGTATCAAATTTATCTATATTATTATAAGTTAAGATAAATTGTCTGCTATTATCGGTGTCTTTATTATCGCTTGATACAAATAAACATCCATTGGTATAAATATCTTTTAATCTTAATGTATCTTCATAAATAGTTGTTGTTACATATTGAGATAATATCTTAAAGAATTTTTTATCTTCATCTTCACTAAATAATAATGACTTTTTGCTGTTTTTTAACCACATTGTAGTATATGTACTAGCCATTCTATCTCTTATAATATCTAAGTCATTATATATAATCTTCCATGTGTCCAATAAATATGTTTTATCATCACATTTTTTAACTTCTTCTAGTGCTATTCTAATCTTAGATAAATATCTTTCTGTGATGGCAACTGATTTAATTAAATATGGTTTTTCATCTATTAAACACAATTCTCTAATTCCACCACGCCACTTATATAATACTTGTCGTTCTTCTTTTGTCATCTTAAAATATTTTTGAGTAGTTATTAATAGAATTGGGAAATTATATTGCTCTTTTATTTGTTCTCCAAATGTTTTTCTATTTTCCTCTTCTATTGAATCTTCTTTATATTTCATTAAATAAGCAAATGTATATAGATTACTATAATTATAAGTTTTATTCAATCTTTCTACATTATCAGTAATAAATATAGCTCCATATCCATCTAAAGGTTTGAGTGCTTTCCCAATTCCACTATTAGCTAATTGATATAGAATTGCATTAATGCTTGTACTTTTTCCAATTCCACATCTGCATGGTACAATTGATATTATATCTTTTATATCATTTTCATATATATCATTAACTAAAGCTTCTATATATTCTTTTTGCTTTATATGAACTGGATTATATTTCTCCATGTTTTTTATATATTCATTTATTGTATTTTCTTTTTTTATATTCTTTGTAATTTCATTATCAAAATTCATAATTCTCTTGTCAAAATCCCTTCTATTCTATACTAATTCATATTTACACCATAAATCATATAATTTCTTGGTTTGATTTCTATCAAACACAAATACTAATGTATCATATCCCCAGTACATATCTATTGGTTTAACATTATGTTTTATGTACATACCTGCTTGTTTTGTATTTACAATTTTAACTTCATCCATAAATTAATCACTATCCTTTCTTCATAACAACTGGTGAAAAGGGGCAGTAGCCCCTTCACCTTAAGATGCTAAAAACAAAGTTACGCTCTTTCCATTACCAGCCACTTTAGTATCAATAACATTTAATACTTGTCCATCTGTTACATCTTTTTTTTCATAATCAAAGATATATCCGACTTCTATATTATCAACAACTCTATATAATTTTCTATTGTTAACATACATTTCATCAGTAATTACAATTCCTTTATAACCACCAATTCTTATTTCTAAACCTTGATTAATTTTCTTTAATAAGTCTTTTTTAAACTTTAATATCTCATCATCTTCAGCTATTAAATCTACATTTTCAATTTTTGAATATTTTTTAAATAACCAATCAATATTTCCATTTTTATCTTCTTTATAAGTTACTAGATCACATAGACTTTTTTCTTCAATTTTACTCTTCAATGTATTCCATAAGAAATTCATAATAAATCTAGCTGTAACATTTCCTATATCTTTTAAAGTAACAACTACGTCTTCATCAATTATATTTAAGTTTTCTATCGCATCTAATGTCTTCTTATCTATCAAGTTAAGCTTCATGTTATTTTCTTCTTTGTTAACTCCTTCTTTCTTACCTTCTGCAAGAAAGAAATTTCTTTTTTCCTTATAAATACTATAAATTCTTTCTAGTTCCTCATTCACTTTTCCATTTTCACATTTATAATCCATTAATTTAATTAATTTTCTACTGTTTTCTTGCTCTTTTATTTGTTTAATATCTTCTATAAATAACTTCTGAACTATGTATTCGCAGAAAGCATCCATAATATTAGAAGCCTTTTTTACATTTCCATCTTTACGCCATCTTAATATATCTCCACATTTAGAAATACTTTTATTCCTTGTATTTTTACAATTACACTTATCTAAATAATGCATAAATACTGGTTTTTTAATATACATATACTTATCTAAATTTTTCATAATTTCTTTTGGAATTGGAGTAAGTGTTTTTGGCATGTCTATTGCAAGTTGAGAAGCATATAGAATATTAAAAAATTCTTCTTTATGGCTATAGAATAGTTGTGTTAAAAGTTCCCTCTTAGATGTGTTATTAAACTTATCTAATGTTAAAATATCTCTTTTTTTATCTTTTTTCATTTCATTAAATTTATCGCTAAATTCTTTATTCCATTGCTTTATTTGTTCTTTTTCAGTATCATCATTAACTTCATATCCTTTATCTTTAAAATAAAGTACTTTAAGCTGATTATATGTATATGCATTTTTATGATTTAAAATTATATTATCTAATCTTGTTATTTCTGAACATAATTTGCTGTTTGATATTGCTATTGAACCAATAACATTTCCGCTTGAAGCTATTATATCGTTTGCTAATTGTTCTCTAGTAAATTCATGTTCCACACTTTCCCCATCATTTACATTTATAAATGGATGTTCTTCTTTTATTACACAATCATATAGAATATCATTTTCTATCAAACCAAATCCATCACCATCTAAATCAGCTGTGGATGCTTGAAATAGTGTATCATCAAATCCATTAAAAAAAATTAATTCTGGAGTATAATCATTTAGCCATCTATCCAATTTATTACTTAAAGTAATCTGTTTAATTTCTTGATATAAAGCAATTGGATTTCTATAGAATACTCTAGTTCCAGTTTCACCTACTATATAAAATTCATTTTCTTTTAGTCCATTATTTCCTCTGTCTCTTTTCATTAGCCAATCACAATAAGTTATTGGATCTAACGCACCTAGTTTATAGCCACCTTTTAAGTACATTTTTCCACCCGATAATTGTTTGATTTTTTTATTAACAGTTTTTGCTATATTAGATTTTACATATCTTAATTTTAATGCATCTTCTCCCATTTTCTTTAATAGGAAATCTAATTTATTAGTTATTGTTGTTTCTCCACTCTCACTTGCTATATCTCCCATAGCTATTCTTATCGAATCAATATCCCATTTTTCTAAATCAACTAACTTCTTATAATATTTAATTGTATCTTCAGCCATATCTTCTAAATCTTTAGCAGTACAGCAAACGTTCTGTAATACTTGATAATTAATTTTTGTATGATTTTTTAATTCTTTGGGATTATGATTAGTTTTAGTTACATATAGGCAGTCTAGTATACTTAAATATGTTTTATATTTATCTTTAGAATACTCTTCTTCTATCTCATTCATACTATTCCAATTTTTAATCCATTTGACCATACTTTTATTCAATAATAAGTCGATATTTTCTATATTATTCCACTTATTAAATATATCTTTAATTTCATATACACCATTATTACATCTAAAGTAATCAGTATCTTCATAATAATTTTCTTTCATATAATCTATAAAATTAAATCTTAATACAAGACCTTTAACAGCAAGTGCTTTGTATTGTCTAATTACAGCAAAATCAACCCTATAATCAAGTTTCATTTCTTTAGCTATTATATCAGCCATATAATCTGACATTAATCCCCCACCATCATTTAGTATATGTTCTCGTTCAAAGTTATCTACTTCTTTAAATTCCCCATTTTCTAAAATTGTATAGTTATTTTTATATGTATAAGAACCTTCTTCTACTATAACTATCCTAGGATTATAATTTATTTGTGTAGTGCCAGATGTTGCTAATCCCATTCTAGCTACAATGTCTTTTACTAAACACATTGTCATCTTTTTATCTTCCCAAGATTTAATTTTATCTCCACTAAGTATCATTTCTAAAATTCTTACAAAATCCTTATCTTCTTCTGCAATAAATAGAAATTCTGTTTTATATGTTTGTTCATCGTCGTCATCATCTGATGATTCTTCTTTCTTTTGCATTGATGGAGATGTAATAAGTTGCACATATTTCTTTCCATTATATTCAATACCATTTTGCAATTGTTCAAGTTCTTGATCTTCTGTTAATATTACTTTTATAATATTATTTAAATGCTCATCCTTCTTAAATTTCTTACATCTAAATATTTCATAAGCACGAAATACAAAATTATTTGCAAGAGCAACTTCTTTTATTATTTGTTCATTTTTAACATAATCAATAATTATTCTTTGTTTTTTCAAATGTTATCTCTCCCTTTTATTCTTTTTATCTTTTACCATAGCATCAGGTATAGGGGAAACGGTAGTGCACCCCTATACCTCTTATCATTCTATTAAAATTAAGATTTTAACCCATAAATTCCATTAGTTGATTCATTTCATTATTCTTTAATATCTCATCATCACTATTAATATCTATCTGCACCCTTTCGATATTAGTTGTTTGTATTTGCTCCTTATTTATCATTGAACTATTATCATCTTTTGATAACTTTTCATTACTATCTGCACCTTTTCGCATCTTATTATTACTTTTAGATTTAATATTTTTTCTCACCTTTTTATTGCTTTCAGATGTCTTTTGCACCATTTCGGTGCTATTAATATTTGTTAGTTGCATATTATTACTATTAGTTGCTAAACGATATAATGTTTCTTTTATAAAGTCACTTTCAGAATAAGAACTGGATAGGAATTGTTCTATTATTCTATCCTTTTCCTTATTTGAATTAAGAGTTATGTACACTCTTTTACTAGGCACTTATCTTACTCCATACTTTTTTACTAGCAACTATAGAACCATTAAGATTAGATGTTAATGGTTTATCCATTATTTTGCAATCCTTACATTTCTCTTCTATATAAGTTTTTAACATTAATGAAGTACCTCCTGTAAAATAAGTATCATAATTTTTTATATTTACATAGGCTTTAACGTAATTTAATATGTCATTTAGAAATTCTTCATATGACTTTTTGCTTACTTTAATAGTTCCCCTTTTTATTAATCTTTCTATATCTTCTTCTGTATAATCTTCACCTTTTCCAGCTTCAATATTTTTAATTTTAGTAAAAAAATCTAAACTTCCGTATTTTACTGTATTCATTTGATCTATTTTTCCTTCAATAATAGTACAAATATTAATTGTTCTTGAACCAATTTCTATAATGCATAAATCTTGTTTTCTTTCTTCAGTAGATAAATCAAAATATGATACGTAACCTTCTGGCAAAATTAACAAATCTTTAATACTAACCACTCTATCTTTACCATTAAACTTAAAGCTAAAATCTTTGTTCTTTAGCTTTTCTATTAATTTATGCTTATTCGTCATTTGTAAGCTAGGTAATAATAGGCTTAAATTTGTATCAATTATTTCAGTATCAATATTTGCCTTACAAATCCCATATAATAATTGAGGTATATAATCTCTTTCAGCTTTTGAAAATTCCCTTGATAGTTCCCCTACACCTATATAAGTTTTTCTCCCATCTAGTTCTACTCTTTGAAATCCTTCTTCATAGGGTCTTGAATCTGTACTGATTTTACTTGAAAATACTCCATTTCCTGCTTGTCCATAGTATTTTATATTCATATTGCCTAAATCTATATTGGTAATTCTAACTCCATCGCTATTTTTAACTTCATTATTTATATTTAAATTCTTATTTTCCATAATTCTATCTCCTTATACTCTCTTAATTTTACTTATTTTAAAATATTTTACTATTGATAGTATAGGAAAGGGCTAAATTAATAGCCTTCAATCCTATGTACATTGTTCTTCTTTATTCAAGGTTAAATTCTATACTAAACTCATGTTCACATTTGCTACATCTATAATTGTTATCTTTAGTTATAGGTACATTAATTTCTTTTTCACATTTAGGACATTGAACCTCTACTTCTTGACCTATCATTGTTTCATTTAATGTATCCTCATTATCTAAAGATTTGAAAAAGTCATCTAAATTATCAAAATCAGCCATTATCTTAATACCTCCACTACTTGTCCATTTTCATTTCTACTGTAAATCTTACCTTTTTCAAGTTCTTCGGTAATTTCACTGTCATATTCTCCATTATCTTTATATGTAAAGAATATATTTCTGTAACTACCTATCTTATCAATACTTATAAACTTATCAAATTTAGTTGTTTCATTATCATTTCGTCCACATATTTTACCATTCCAGCATCCAATATCTTTAATATAATCAATAGTTCCTAATGCTATATCATCAAAAAATATTGTTTTACCTGCCTTTTCATTACCATTATCTTCATAGTCTGTTCCATAATCTATTTTACTTCTATAACTTTCTGGAACTGCATTATATAATTTATTGAGTAATTCATAAGCTTTATTTGTTTTTGAACGACTTTTAATTAATTCATTATTTCGTTTTACTAAATCTAATATCTTCACATCATCATCATATCCATGTAGATTCAATGCTTTAAATTTCACTATTTTTACAACTTCTGCATCTGTGAAACCAAATTTAACACCTAAATGTTTTGATAAGCTATCTTCTAAATTTATACTATATTCTAATATTTCTTCTGGAAGTATATCTCTTATATTTAGTTCAATATATTCATCAATTGATTTTTGTATATTAGAATATTCAATATTAGCATATTCAATAAGTTTTTGTTTCCTTATCTCTTCGTCAACTTCTTGAGACTTTAAATATCTATATACCTCATTAAAGTTTTCTTGTACTCCATCATCTAGTATTACTCCATACTCTCTGTGTGCTTCATATTCATGTTCGTGTACATTAATATAAACTTCATTTACATCTGCTTCGTCGATAGTCTTATGATTTAATGCTTCCTCTAAAATTCCTAATTGATATCCATCTAAATTTTTGTATATTTCATTTTTAATCATATTATTTTCCTCACTTTCAATATTTTTAATTTATAATTTTTATACTTTTAGTTGAGTTTTTAATAATATGTATGATAATATTAGCTTATCGTTTTTAATAAAAACATACATATTATTTGTAGTAACTAGGCTTGTAATATTTTGATGTGGGGACATCATTATTTACTTTGCTTAGTTATTTTTTTATTATCAGCATACCGAACACCTCCTTAAAAGATTAATATTATTTATAATTCTCTATATATTGCTTAAATTTTTTTAAATCCGTATCTACATTAAATATTAAATCTTTAACTATTTCTAATATTTCTTTTATATCTTTTTCTTGTTCTCTTTTTACAGAGTTCAATTCATTTACTATTTCTTTACATTCCATATCTGGTGTTTTTTTATTCACAACATACTCTATTGTGTCAATAACTCCATAATATATTGCTTCAACATAATCAATATGTTCTTCAACAGTCTTCTCTTCTAACATCTCCTTAACTTCATCATACTCCATAATTAAGTCAACAATTTTACCAATGTCAAAAAAAATTTTTTCCTTTTCTACGTTTTTCTTCTCTTCCTCAGTTAATTCTTTATAAAAATATTCTTCTGGTAATTCAAACATATTTGATAATTTAGGTAAATACTTTTTAGGTATCGGACGTGTTCTTTTTAACCAACCATTTACACTTTGTCTACTTATTCCTAATTCCTCTGCTACTGAATTATAACTCTTACTATACAATTCACAAATATACTCTAATCCTATCATTTTCAAACTCCTTCTTTGCTTTACATTTGTATTGCATAATTTCATATTACTACTTTGAATTACATTTGTAAAGCATTTTTAGGAATATTTTTGAACTTTTAATTTATTTCTCCTTTTTGGTGTTTTTCTGCAATATTTGAAAATTTCTCTACAAACTCATCATTATAAGGATCTCCTACCCAATCTGGTAGCACACCAAAATAATGTGATACTGCATCTATTGTATCAATAAATATTTTCTCCTTAAAATTATTTTTTAATAATATAACTATTTGTTCAATAGTAGTTATTTCGTAATCAGAATTTATGTAACTTATAGCTTCTCTAAATTCTTCTATAGCTTTTACTTTTCTAATTTCAATTTCTATTTCATTTAGTTCTTTTTGCTCATATATTGGAATATCTTCTAAATCAGTTTTTTTATAATTATCTGATAAAATTAACCTTGTTTCATACTTTTTAATTTTAGGTTTAATATCCTTTTGCAATTTTACTTTTTGAATAATTATTTTATCTAATTCAGTTAATTCTTTTTGAAAATATTCTTCTGGTAAATTAAATATTTCTGATAATTTTGGTAAATGTTTTTTAGATACACCTTGCTTACCTTTAATCCACAAATTAATATTTTGTTTTCTTATGCCTAGTTTTTCTGCTAACTCTTGATGTTGCATGTTATAAAGATTTAATACATATTCTAATCCTATCATTTTATATCATTCCTATACTATAATATTATTTGAATAAATATTGTTTTAAACAATATTGTCTATAACAATATTATAGTATATATATTATAATTGTCAATATTTTCTTTATAGTCTTAAAATTGCATATTCCTTAGGATTATTTTTAAAGCTTACTATTGCTGTATTCTCATTATCTTCCCATTTAACATATTTGAATTCTTTTTCCATAGTTTTATAATCCATACAAATTAATTTTTCTAAAGCATCCCATGCCTCTTCACCAGCAGTATAGTTACACTTATCAAAATTTCCTTGTTTATATTCATCAGCCAAAAGGAAACCCATATCTTCTTCACACTCGATTGCAGTATAAACTAAAAATGATGTAAAATTTGTAAATTCTACTAACTTTTTAGTTAAAACATGAGTAAATGTTTTTTCATATAAATCCTCTGGAATTTTGTACATTTCAATTACATCATTCTCTTCATCATATATCGCATTAACAGTTTTAAAAATTTTCTTATTATTGTATGTATGCTCTTCAGCATTATTTATTAAATTAGTGATTTCTTTTTCAGGTTCTTTACTAGATTTTAATAGATTGTACCATTCATTATAATTAGATTTTTGCCTAGACATTTTGAATAAATCATTTAATCCTAGTACTATTTTATTATTTTGATTTCTAAAGATTGTTTCCATAAATAACACTCCTACAATTTTTTATAATAATACTTCTAAATTATTTGTAATCCAATTTGGATTTATACCTCTTTTAACAAGTTCATTAATATCATCATTAATTTTTCCTATTTCATATAAATTGATATCTTGTCCTTTTTCTTCTGCTGTTTTAATTATTAAATTGTATAAATTTAAACTCATTTTTTCCTCTCCCTTTTATATTTATTTTAAGTCCATCCCAATAATCGATTTTCTATATTTTCATACCATTCATTACTATAATTTCTACCTTCACAAGAAGTTATAAAAGGTATTTCTTTTTTGTAGTAACTTTTCTTTTGTTCTGTAAAGTTGTTATCTATATTGATATTTCTTTCTAATAATGCTTTAACATAGCCATATACGTTGTTAGCACCATTTTTAACAGCATATCTAAATGTAGACATAACTTTATCAAGTTTACTTTTACTAAGCTTTAAAAGTGTCTTAACTTGATTTGGCGTAAAATTAGTTAATTCTATTAGTTCTTTTTCTTCTGGTGTTAATTCATCTATACTCATTTGTCCTTTTAATTCTTTTGTTTCTTTAGTAATTTTATTATTATGTTTACTTTGATTTATAAAGCTTTCTATTCCAATAACATAATATCTGTTATTAGTGTGAGTTCTATCTACTTTTATCAATCCTTTTTTCTCTAGTTTCTTTATAGTGCTACTTATACGATTTTTAGAGGTAGTATTAAATGCTTCCATGATATCTGTAAATTTAGGGAATGCATATCCATAACTTGTATTTGTATACTCAAATAGATATTCTAATAGATATTGTTCATTTATTTTTAAATCCTTAGTTCTTATATATTGACGAAATTTTATGAAGTCTTTGGATTGATTCATTCTTTACTACCTCCTTTTCATCTACATAGGTGTTACACTAGTGCTATGTTTATTATTATACATAGGTGTTACACTATTGTCAATATTTTTTCTAATTTATTGTTTTAGTTATTTTCTCATGCTATAATTACATTAATACAAATACTTAGGAGGTGTTTTAAGTATGGCAATATCAGAAAATAAGAAAAGAATTTATATATCTTTAGAAGAAGATTTACTTGATATTTTAAAAAAAGAAGCAAAAAAAAATAGAAGATATCCAAGTGATGAAATTGCTATTTTAATAGAAAAGTATTTAAAGCCACAATATGAAGTTGAAAAAAAGTAGCTACCTAATTTAATAGATAGCTACTTTTTGTTACTATAACTGTTATATTCTAATCCTTGTCCCATAACGCTTCCATAACATGTTCTGCATGATCTGGGTCATCTACCAAATGATTAATACTACTTGTTTCTTTTATATAGTTATAACAATCTTCACAATAAGACTTTTGTCCAACATTTACAGAATCACTTTCATAAATAATATCATGCGTACAGTATTCACCGTCACATATTACTACACCACTTTCAGGATTATCTATACACTCTTCACAGATATAGTCATCTCCATCTTTTCCTATACTAAATATACCATTTTCATCAACATTATCTTCTGGAAAATATGTATTACAATGTTTACATATTTTAGTTCTATCTTCAAGACATGATTTACACACAAGATAATAATCACCAATCTCTTTCAAAAAATCTTCCTTTTTGCATATATCACATTTTTCTTTTTGCTCCATATTTTCACCTCTATATTTATTCAT